ATTCTACTATCTTCCACTCCACTAGGTTACAACCACTTCTGGCGTTTCTGGAATGATGCTGAGAATGACCGTAACGGTTTCGTTCCATTGTTTATCCCTTACTGGGAAATCCCAGGACGTGACGCAGCTTGGGCTGAAGAACAGAAGCGTATGCTTGGCGAGCTCAAGTTTAACCAAGAGGTTTTATGTAACTTCTTAGGTTCCAGCTTAACGCTAATCCGTGCAGACGTTATTGCTAAGATGTCAGTGGATCAACCTATTCTAAGCAAAGATGGTTTAGATGTTTTCCAAAGACCGCAGAAGAATCATACTTACTGCGGTATTATTGATATTGCAGCTGGCGTAGAGGGCGACTCTTCTACAATTCAGATGATTGATATTACTGAGACTCCATATCGTATTGTAGCCAAATACAAACGAAATGATATAACTCCACTGCTATTCCCTTCAGTGATTTTCAAAGTTGCGACGGAGTACAATAACGCATTTATCTTAATTGAAACAAACGTATCTGACCAAGTCGCTCAGATTATGCACCAAGAACTAGAATACGAGAACATCCTAATGGTCTCAAGGGCAAACGGTGTGCAGTCTATCGGTGGTGGCTTTGGTGGACAGAAATCCCAGTTAGGTGTTACTACTGATAAACGTGTAAAGCGTATTGGTTGTCATAACTTTAAGGCTATGGTTGAAGAAGATAAACTCTTAATCAACGACCCTGATACTATATCTGAAATCTCTACATTTATTGAAAAACGTGGCTCTTATGAAGCCGACGAAGGATATCACGATGACTTGGTTATGCCTTTAGTTCTATTTGGTTGGTTAACAACTCAGAGTTATTTTAAAGAACTAAATAATATCAATATGCGCAAGATTATGTATGAAAAGCAAATTAAGGCTATCGAAGAAGATTTGACTCCGTTTGGATTCTATGATGACGGTAAACCTGAAGCCGATCCTTTGAATTTTTGAGTGAAAACAACTAAAAACTAAATAAAATCGTAGACAGTTTTTGTCTAGGCAATCATTATAAACAAGGAGAACAACAATGCCGTTTCAATTATCTCCAGGCGTTGCAGTCGTAGAAAAAGACTTTACTTCTATCGTTCCTGCCGTAGCGACCTCTATTGGTGCGTTTGCGGGTCAGTTCGACTGGGGTCCAGTTTTGGAACCAATCACAATTACTTCAGAAGATGAACTAGTTCGTCGTTTTGGTACACCAAACAATGCTAACTTCCCGTCTTTCTTTACAGCTGCTAACTTCCTATCTTATTCTAATAATCTATTATTAGTTCGTCAACAAACTACCAACATGAAGAACGCTGTTGTTACTCCAACAGGTGCTATTAACACAGTAACTATGGTAGATGAAGGTGATGGTTATATTTCCATCGATCCGCCACCATCAGTTACAGTTTATGTACACAATCTTCTAGAGGCTATCACAGTAACCAATGGTGGTTCTAATTACACTGTTGCTCCAACTGTTTCTATTACTGACCCAACTGGTCTATATGCTACTGCTGTTGCAAATATCTCTGGTGGAAAAGTTGTTTCTATTAGCGTTACACACCGTGGCGCAAACTATACTAACCCAACTGTTACATTAACAGGTGGAGATGGTTTTGGTGCAACTGCTCAAGCTGTAATCACTAAAACTGTACAAGAAGAAGGTGGCGACTTAGTTGTTGGTACTGCTATTCTATCTGGCGGTGGCATTACTACTATTACTGTTGCTGATGCTGGTAGCGGTTATACTACTGCCCCATCCGTGAACATTATTACTGCAGTTGGCGATAACGGTTCTGGTGCTTCTGCAGAAGCTAAACTAGTTGGTACTGGTATTGAAACAATTACAGTAACTGCTGGTGGTACTGGTTATGTTGACCCAGCTTTCTCTTTTGAAGGTGGTGCGCGTAGAGAAAATGGTACTGACCCAGCTGTTCATGCCGTTATAACTAGTGGAGTTATCACTGATATTATTATTGATGATCCAGGTTCTGGTTGGACAGTTGCTCCAACAGTTGTAATTAATGATGCAACTGGCTCTGGCGCTACTGCAACAACTACTGTTGGTACTTCTGGTGTATATTCTATCACTGTTGCTAACCAAGGTAGTGGATATAAGAAGATCCCTCAAGTTACTCTTTCTGGTGGCGGTGGCTCTGGTGCTTCTATTGGTACTGTTTCTGTATCCGCGTCAAGCATTACTGGTATTGATTTTGATTCTACAGGAAACGACAGAGGTACTGGTCTAAGCTCTTCACCTTTAATTATTATTGGTACTGCTCCAAATAATGGCAATACAGCTGAAGTTTCCGTTACAGTAAGCACTGCTGGTGTTACAATTCTTAACGCTCAATATTACTCTGCTAACTATATCAATGGTGGCGGTGTTACTGGCGAGTGGGCTGCCAAGTATCCAGGAAAATTAGGAAACACCCTAAAAGTATCTATGGCAGACGCTGCCACATACTCATCATGGACTTACAAAGATGAGTTTGATGCCCCTCCAGGAACTTCTGAAGGTGCAGCGCGCATCGGTGGTTCTAATGATGAATTACACATTATTATTATCGACGAAAAAGGTTATATTACTGGCGTTGAAAATGCTGTTCTTGAAAAGTTCGCTTTCGTTTCTAAAGCATCTGACAACAAGAAAACTGACGGTCAAAACAACTACTACAAAGACGTTATTAATGGTCGTTCTGAATGGTTGTGGTGGACTGATCACACAGATAATATTTCACAGGCTGATTCCAATTGGGGTTCTACAATGGCAGGTACTACTTTCCATTCTATGTCTAGCCCATTAACTCAATCTTTATCTGGTGGATATGATGATGCGACATCAACCGATGGTCAGCGTATGACAGCATATTCTCTATTTGCCAACTCTACATTGTATGATGTAAACCTAATCATGGCAGGTAAAGCTAATTCAGTTGTAGCAAAACATATTATTGACAACATAGCACTAGAGAGATTAGACGCTGTTCTATTCGTTTCTCCAGAAGATATGGATACTGGTGAAGTTATTATCGGTGATGATAGCTCTTCAGTCAATAAGATTATTGCTTATCGCGATGAGCTTGGTTCAAACTCTTACACTGTAATGGATTCTGGTTATAAGTACCAATATGACCGTTACAATGACGTGTATCGTTGGGTTCCTCTAAACGGTGACGTTGCTGGCGTTTGTGCTCGTACTGACTATACTAACGACCCATGGTGGTCTCCAGGTGGTCTAAACCGTGGTCAAATTAAGAACGTTGTTCGTCTATCAACTAACCCAAATCAGACTAACCGTGATACTCTGTACCGTAACGCTATTAACCCAGTTGTTACTTTCCCAGGTCAAGGTACTGTTCTATTCGGTGATAAGACGCTTCTATCTAAACCATCTGCTTTCGACCGTATCAACGTTCGTCGCTTGTTTATCGTTCTTGAGAAGTCTATTGCAACTGCTGCTAAGTATCAGTTGTTCGAATTTAACGATGCGTTTACTCGTGGTCAGTTCAAGAACCTAATTGAACCGTTCCTACGTGACGTACAAGGTCGTCGTGGTATTACTGACTTCCTAGTTAAGTGTGATGAGTCTAACAACACTGGTGAGGTTATTGATCGTAACGAATTCGTTGCCGATATCTTCGTTAAACCAACTCGTTCTATCAACTTTATTACTCTTAACTTCGTTGCCGCTCGTTCAAGCATTGCTTTCAGCGAAATCGGTGGTTAATAATAGATGAGGGGAGGAAACTCCCCTCGTTTAGAACGAATAAATAAAAGTAATAACAAGGAGATTTAAATGGCAAATATTGCTGACTTTAAAGCCCAGATGATCGGTGGTGGTGCACGTCCTAACCAATTCAGAGTTGAGTTGACTTTCCCATCATTCGTTACACTAGGTGTTATTGCTGGTCAGAGAGCACAGTTCCTATGCCGTGCTGCTTCTTTACCCGCATCAACTATTGAAACAATTTCAATCCCGTATCGTGGTCGCCCAGTGAACTTCGCTGGTGAGCGTTCATTCCAACCTTGGACTGTTTCCATCTACAACGATACAACTTTCAACATCCGTAATGCTCTTGAGCAATGGC